AGACCAGGTTTTTATCCCATAGGCCATATCAGAACACTCCCGTTAACCTGCCAACCTGCACCCTCAGTACATTGCTGCCGTCTTTGACGCTGATTGTCTGGTTGGTCTGCTTCATGGCCCCCTCTCCTGCCGTCGAACCATAGTTTTCAAAGGTACCATTCTTATCCAACTTCCAGCCTACAGACCCTGCAACATAATTATTGGACTGGATGTAATTACCGATCTTGGCGTTAGATATTGTCCCGTCCTGGATGAATGTATCTCGGATAAAAGTCTGGCCGTTCTGGATCACAAAAGGCAATGAAACAGTGCTGCCAGCCTGCGTGGTTACAGCGAAACGGTCTGCCAGGAAGATAACCTGCGACTGCATACCAGAAGGAGTGTTCTCTACTCCGATCCCCATCCCTGCGGCGTAATACTGCCCGTTAGCGGCCACGCCAACTTTGATGTTATACATCGCGCTGATGTTGCCGTTGATGTCAGCCACCGCATTAGCGGTTTGCGTGATAGCAGCGGTCTGTCCATTCACCGTTACGGTCAAAGAATTGATTTTTGTTGCAGATGCCTGAGTAAAATCAGCCAGGGTTTCGGTCAGATCTGTCGCGTTCGAAACATTACCACCGGCAGAAGCATCAAGCGTCACCAGCGCGCGGGCCACGGCCTGACTGGTATCTGCAATAGTGGTATCGATACGGTCGATGCTGGCGCTGTTTCCTGCATTAGTCACGGTTTGAGAACGGCGGGAAGTGACCTGCGCCAGTCCGTTTTGGATTATGGCGATAGCCGAGTTTTTCACTCCTCCTGTCATGCCGTCCATAGATACACTGATGCTGTCGATTCTCTGGCCAAGCGCGGTATCAGCCGTCGCCACGGTCTGCTCAAGCTCAGAGAGAGAAGACGACACGTCACCAACCGTGCTCGAAAGTTCATTAACGCTGGTCTGAACCTGCCCGATGTCCTGCGCGTTTTGGGCTATTTCCTGCGCCTGCAGCTCAAGGTTGTCGGCGTTCTGCTTGATGTCGTCAGCCATGCCAGCAATTTTTTCATTGCTGTCCACAGCACTCTCAATCAGATCCTTAAATACCTCAGAATCTTTAATCTCCTCCAGGATCACATCAGTGATGTCGGAGACATCGATGCTGGCCTGCCCGCGCACCCAGCCTGTCCAGTCGCTCTGATTCCCGATGCGGTCAACCAGCCGTGCCCGGTACCAGAATTCCTGCCCTGCCTTCAGCCCCATCTGCTGATAGAGTTTCTGGGGATACGGCACCGACGCCAAAAGCATTGGATTTGCCCCATCTACTGAAGCGCTGTATTGCAGTTCCGTGCTCAGGGTGTCGGCGGTATCTGCGGGGAAACCCCATGTAACGTTGATCCCAAATACAACATCCTCTGTTGCAGTTAGTCCGACAGGTTTGGGCACTTCACCGGTGCGGCCGGTAAGATGGGTCAACGCAGACGTGGCCCAAAGGCTGGACGCTCCCCCAGAGTTAATCGCACGGACGCGCACAAGGTAATCGCCCTCGAAAATGCCAGGCACTTCGATATTTCGTAACCCGGTTTCAGGCACGTTTACCCATTCGTTATTTCCGCGCTTCCACTGTGCCCGGTACGCTATTACGTCCGACTGCAGTTTGCCGTCTTTATCAACTGGCGCATCCCACGAGGCGGTTAGCGTGGCCACGCGCTGCCCCTGGCGAACCGCATCATAGCTCGATACCATGATGTTGGTCGGCTGGTTCACGAGCCCGGTCGGAATCAGGCTTATCGGTGGAGTATCAAGACGAGCGTTGTTGTCAACGGCGTCGTATTTCGACGCGTTATACTCCGCACCGGTAATGGTGAAGGTATTTTCCTCATCATCAAATTTTAGGTTCGTTACCCGGAAATACTGTAGGCGCAGCTGACCAGCATCAATTACGAACACGGCATTAGCTAATGGCGCCGCCGTGAACGGCGTGGACACGATCAGCTGCGTGCCATTTACGGCCTGTATCACCCGGCTTTCAACGGTACCGCCCTGGGTGCGAATCATCAGCGTATCGCCCGCCACCGCACTGGTGCCCCGGTCAGTGGCCACGGCCTTAAGACCTGCGTTATACCCGGTGATACGCCCGCCGTAAACGCGCCCTGACAGGCGTTCATCTGCAAACGCAAATACGGTGCCCGGCACGAATACAAAGCCATCAAGTCCAGTCTGAAGCGTGATAATGCGGTCAAGGGAGTTGGAATACACCGCCCACCCGCCACGCCGCTGCGCCTCGCTCTCACGCGTACAACCGATTGCAGTGATTTGTGTCTGCTTAAACTTGAACTGCTTCACCAGTTCCGGAAACATCACTGCCGTGGTGCGGTCCTGGTAGTGGTTATCCGGATCGCTGAAGTTAATCAGCGCGCTGGAGAATCGGTTTTTCTCACTGCCACTTGAGTACACTGGCTTACCCACCACTGATGCGCGAGTGAGGATCTGCAACTTCGTAGTGTCCGCCGGCATGTCAGAGACAACATTGAACATGTTGTTGCCCCAGAAAGTCATTCCGTTGAAGCCCGCGGCAATATCTTTAATCACCTGCCAGGCATCAGCCTGGGACTGGATGTAAACGTCAAACATGAAGCGTGGCTCGGTACCGCTTCCGCCTTTCCCGTCGGGTACCTTCTGGTCGCAGCGCTGGGCGATGCGATAGAGCTCCCACTTATCGAGCATTTCTGGCGTTACGCGGCGCCCAAGGCCGAAGCGCGGCTCTGTCAGAACATCGAACCAAATCCACGCCGGGTTGTTCGTCCAGCCCCATTTAAACGTCCCGTCCCATGTTCCGCTATAGGTCCGCGCTATTGGATCATAGTTCGAAGGGATTCGGATGATGCGCCCCTTCGGCATGCAGGAAATCTTAGGGATGTTGTTGAATGACTTCGCGTTAAAGGACACGTACAGCAGCGCTGTGTGTGGATATCGCAGACGAGCATCGATCACCTCAGTAATCGCTTGCACCTGCGTTTTGTTCTGCAGCATCTGGCTGGTGCTGTCATCGGTGTCACGCACCACTCGAATCTGCCAGCCAGTGCTGGCTTTGGGAAGATTAATGCGGTGGGTTAGTTCATAGAGTGAACTGAGCTTCTCTGTGACGGTTTTAGTCATGACTGTCGAGTAAGCGCCACCGTCAACCGCCAGATCAATATGGTACTGAACCGTAGTACCGACAATATCCCCATCATTTTCCTGCTGCTGTAAGCCAGGGATGCCAATACGTACCAGCACCGCGTCAATCTGGGTGTTACTCAGTGCGCGGGTCCATGGTGTGGCTTTTGTCAGAGATACGCCAACCGTAGTTTCGTTCTCCACTGCGGGAAAACCCGGAATCGGCGTCTGGGTCTGTGTTCCCGGCCGAAATTCCCAGGAAACGTTTTCAAAGTTCATCGTTCCGTCGGCGTTTCCCAGCGGCGTACCGTCCAGGAAAATGCTGGTCGCATCCAGACCACCAGCAAACTCACCTTCCCCGAGCGCCAGCAGCATGCGGCAGCGCGCCATTGACTGCGCCGAATCAGGTTGTTCTACAGGTGTGTGCTGCTTCTGGCTGCCACCCTTTGCACCAGTGATCGCTTCCATATTACATCCATAAAAAAAGCACCCGACTGGGTGCTTGATATTCAGAAAGGAGTTATCAGATGTCTTCGGCGACTATGCCAGCGCTGATTATGGCGCCGCCAATCTCGCGGACGCCATAGAGAAGCGCGACCGGGTTTCCCATCGCAAGGGTATTCACTGAGCCACCAAAGGCATAAGAGGGTTTATTGTCAGGGTCGTCTCGCCCCTGTAACCCTTTGGGCTGGGGCGAAAGCATCTGGTAAATACCGCCGGCCATCATTGACGCGCCCGACATGATAAGTCCGGCCCCAAATGTCAAACCTGCGCCCGTCCAGCCGGTTGCCACACCAGTAATAACACCAGCAACAACCATCACGGCGCCGAGGATTGTCTGGAACATGCCGGCCTTCTTCGCCCCTTCCATAACTGGCGCTATGCGAATATCGCTATCGCCTGCCAGCTCCTGGAAGTCCTGCACGCCAATGTTGCGCCTGCCGCGAAACACCGCGAACGTCATGCCATTCTTTTTGGCGTTCAGAAGATAGTTTTCCAGTCCGTCCAGGTTGATGCAAAGCGCCTTTACCGCCTCAGCTGATGTCTGCACTGCCAGCCTGTGAACACGGCCAAACCGGGCTCCCAGTACACCGTACAATCGAATCGTGGTTAAACGCGCCATGGCTGAATCTCCTGCGGTAGCTCTTTGTGACGGACGCAGATCATCGTCCTGTCTTTGAAATAACCTCGCGCATACGGCGTGATGCAGGATGGCTGCCCGTACAGATGGTGAAGCAGCTCACCCTCCTCGGTAATGATCCCCGCGTGGTTCCACTTACTGGATTCAACCTGCATGATGACCATACAGCCTGGCGACGGGTCGCATTCGACAAACCCTTCCCGCTCCCAGTTGTCGAAATACAGGTTGTCCGGGTACTGGCTTTCCCACCATGGGTAATCGACGCGGAAATCGTTAAGTCTCACGCCTTGGGTGGCATGCCAATCCATTACCAGTCCCCAGCAGTCATTTGAGCCCAAGATAAACGGACGCCCGATAAGGGGTACCGCCTCCGGCATTATCTCGGCGTATTCATCGCTGTCAGGTGAGTAGATCCCCCAGATCACGCCGGAGTTGTTGCACTGCTGGCGGTCCAGATCGGACGGAATAGGCCGGGCACCGTCGCCCGGGTGGGAGTGGATGACGCGAATAATCGTCCCGATATCTTCGGCGTTAGCCCAGTGCTCGCCGTCGATGCGAAAATGCTCTGTCGGATTTTCGTGCGTATTCGGCACAGGAATGTAGCGCTGGCGACGGCCAGACTGAATAATGAAGCCACAGCACTCACGCGGAGATTCCTCCAGTGCATGCGCCCGGATAGCTGCCATTATGGTTTTATTCATTGGTAAGTCCGGTTATCGGGTGAAGAGAACGGTTGCCGGGAAGCCACCAAAATCGAGGATTGCAGAGTTAGGATCGGTCAGGCCAGCGCCAAATCGTTTACGGCAGTCACTGAGGCAACCGCCACATACATCAAGGGCAGGATCTGATACCTGGTTCCCTTTCGCGTCGAAATACGCAGTGCCGTTATAGGTGCATCCATCGCCGCTGCGATACTGACCGCGCAGCGCCCATTCACAAAGCGATGTGATTTGTCGGGTGGGGATCACAAGGCTCTGCAAATCGGCTGGGCTGCTGAGTGCCCAGGTAACCACCTCATCATCTTCGGAGGTTTTGGTGTCAAGCCAGAAGGTCTGAAGTGTGAACATTGACGAATCAGCTGTAGGGTTTACGCCACCAGGGTAATTTACGGCATCGAGATAGACCGCATAGGTATCGATAATGCTCACTTTGGCGTTAACCATGTCCTTAAATTGCAGGCACAGAGCAGTGATATGGCCGTCAAGGTTTGAGACGCTTAGGGTGGGCTCCGCCGCCTGGTCTGTTGAAAGCTCCAGGCCTGAAACCTGAAACGGCCAAAAATCGTAGGTATTGCCACCGAAGACGATTGGCTTGGGTCCGAGCTTTTGTTCATCTCCATTGGCAACATCGATCTCTTCGGGTGTATGGGGGAAAGGTGCGTAGTGGAATCGGTGGATCCCGCCACTGAACTCTGAGGCGTCAACTTCAACCAGGCGGACCCTGCCACCCGGCGCCAGCATAGCCGCCTGATCGACTAATGCCATTATGCGTACACTCCGTAAGCCCGTTTGATAGTGAACGTCAACTCAGCATATTTGCTGCTGATCTGCGTTTTACGAACCGAATCGGCTACGACGCGGTAAAGTCCCTTCTCTTCACCTGGCGGCGTAATGATGAAAGCCTTCACGGTATGAGCAAGGAGGAAATCACGAATCCTGTCCACTTCTGACTCGGTGCCTGTGTGCTTCATGGGCACCTGAATAGCCGTGGAGTTAATCCCGTTATCGGCCACCTGCTCATAGCCATCACCGAACTGCGCTGCGCGTACGGCCTGGCTATATTCAATCGCGCCAGCACCGAGCTGCGAACGCCAGCTGTATGTTTCAATTGCCATATTTGCTCCATAAAAAAAGCCCCGCATTTGCGAGGCTTAATCTGGTTGAAAGTATGGGAGGGAAGGTTATCAGACCATTTTGATTTAACTACCATTCATTTCTACGAGCCGGTAATCAGTCTTCCCATCCTTGTCTTCAATACATTCGGCCCTGAATTTCTGTTCAAGACCAAATTTATTTTTGGCGCTAAACTCCTGCGTGACGTAAAACTTACCGTCGTCACCGAGCCATCTGTTCGAGCCAAACACCGACATATCCAGAGTGCTTTTGTTAATGACTGACATCCTTACGTATGATTCACAGGCATCGCGAAGCTCATCCAGTTTTTTATCCGTAAGTTCCTTGGCTTCTTTTTGCTTCTTTTCTTGCTCAGTTGGTTTATTAACCAACGCAGCGACAATAATCACAACAACAAGAAGAAGTAACATACCTATTGTCTTTAAGGTTTTTCTTAGCATCTTTTTAAGCATTATCATATCCTTTGCGGTGTGTTGTATAGGTCGCAGCAGCCTTACAAAAAACAAATTGGCGACTATACCCAAATAAGTATGCCAGCACTCTTAAATGAGTTAGCAAGCAGCCCTATAAAACATCAACCCAAAACCCTTTTTCAACCTTGCGAATAATAATTCCGCAATCCTTCGCCATAGCATCAAGAACATCAGAAATTAACTCCATTTCTCTGACTGACTCCCACTTTCCGTAGTTATCAAAAATTTTCAGACAGACTTCATTTAGGCTTTCAATATATGGATGCAACCAGATGATTTCTTTTCCTTTCAGCGCTTCATTATTAGCATAATTAATCCCTTTGGCCTCACAATCCCCCAAGAAATAGGCTGCAAATTTTAGCGACGTTGAAATTAAATCATAAACCTCTTTCAAAACCTTATCTACATTACGATGAAACCTATATTCAAATTTTGCGTTGAAAATATTAGCGCGTAATTTTTCAGCGCAACCAATGAACGTTTCTTCATATAGCTTGTTATTATCAAAACCAATTGTGCCGGTAATCCTTGTGGCACAATACTCTTCAATGACTGACAACCAACATTCACCACGAAGATTTTCATGGATATCAGAATATCTATGATTTAGGGCTCTACCAGGAAATGACCTATCTAGCGCGCCACAATTGGAGACATGACCGCACTCATGAGCAATGATGGCAAGGGCTTGCTGGAATGCATCACCACGAAGGTCATTGTCAAGAATGCCCTCGATAAAAGCCGCATTAAGAACAATATGACTTTTTACCGTTCCGTTGCGCAAAACCATTGGCGTCATTGCAACACCAACAACTTCCCCCGATGAAGGTTGCAACTTAGTATCGGTTTCAATGCCGCGATCCAAGGAAAGAAGAGCATTTTCGTAAAAATAACTTATGGTGACACCATCAAGATAGCTAAGATCAATGAACTTAGATAATGCTCTTATAATTTCTCCAACATTATCCCCAACCTTTCTTGCATCTTCCTCCTTGTTATAACCAGAAATGCTCAGGTTAAATGGACCAAGCTCTTCCCACCCATTGCGTTCCATGACAACCTCCATAAATATATGACTTCGCCATCATATCTAAGGGGTAGGTAAATCGCTACCGTCCTTTATTGAAGTTGTAGATTATGCCACCAGGCTTAAGTTGCTTCTGTATTACTTGCAACGCAGCGTTCTGCATTTCATTAGCAAGTGCGCGCCCCATAGCATCTCCAGAACTGGATGTTTGGGTTGTTACGGAACCACCAGCATCGACGTTAACCGTGGTGTTGATAACTGGGGCCATACTGCCTCCGCCTTGGGCACGTACACCCAACCGCCCGGCAGAATCCCGAGTTAGCGGCATGATAGCTTCTTCACCAGCCTCTGCGAAAACACCGCCTTTCGCAAACTTCGATGCGCCCTGGAAGGTGAAATACTGAGGCGTATCGTAAACACCGTTAACATATTTACTGAGACCTGGGGAATCATAGACGCCACCTTTAGCGTTGAAGGTTACCCCAGCAGCGGCGTTTGCATATGCACCACCAGGCGTACTGCCATCACCACTGCCACCGCTTATCCAGCCCATCGCAGCCTGCACCGCATAGGCAACCATCAGTCGGTTTGTCACCTCGATAATCATCTTAAGCATCGATTTGCCGAATTCTTTTATTGAGGCTTTTCCCGTCGTCATTAGGCTGGTTAGCATGTCAGATAGGCCTGTCAGCGTGGAGCTAGCCACGTTCTTCACTGCGTCATAGGTGTTGGTAGCGGCATCCAGATATTCATTCCATCCAGCAACAGCCCCAGCTTTCCAATCGCCGCGCAGCTTATCCTCTTCAGCGTAATAATTTCTGAGGGCTGCCAGTTCTTTCTCATAGCCAGCATCATCAAGCTTACCACCACCGTTGAGCCAGCCTTGGCGGAGTTGAGCCTCTTCCATCATGCGCTGGCTCTGACGACTGCTTAGGCCAGCACTGCCACGCAACGCTTCTGTCTTTTCCGACATCTGCGTGACGTATTTATTCGCCTGCTGCGCCAGGCCGTTAATCTTCTGCTGCGCCTCTACTTCCTTGTTCTTCTGATCCACCACCTTGGCGGCGTTGAGGATGGCCTCACGGTTCGATAGAAGAGATTTCTCCTGTGCAGTCAGCGCGCGGGTCTTGGCAGACTCATCCAATTCAGCAAACCGTGATTGCTGTTTGCTGAACTCGGTATTTTTAGCGTGCAGATCGCCGGTCTGGCGTAGGGTTTCGAGCGTTTCCGTAAGGGTCCTGGCCTGGGCGCGGTAGTTTTCCAGTGTGCGATCGCCTGCATCCAGCGTGGCTTTTGCCTCTTTGGTCTTTTTGGCTGAGTCTTGTGCAAGCTTAGAGACTGCGTCTCTCGATTCTCGACTTGTTCCGCCATCGCCTTTTACGTTGGCTCCTCGCGCTTCAGCCTCATAGTTTGCCTGTGCGTTAGGCGCAGTGACGCGCTTCCAAAGCTCGTTATAGCGTTTTTTGTTCGCCTCAATCTCTTTGTCCGCTTCCGCTCCAGCCTTTTTCATTGCCTCAACGTCCATGCCGAGGAAATTAGCCAGCGCACCGCCACCCGGGATTTTGTCTGCCCAGCCAGCGATGGTGCTGGTGAACTTGGCGTCCAGAGAGGTGATATTGAGGAACAAGTCTTTGATCGAGGACTTAACCAGTTCGAAGATATCGATGATCTGGTTTCCCCAAGCGCGCACGGTAACACCTATCTCACCAAAGGTGTCAGAAGCGCTCTTCTTCAGGCTTTCCCACGTTCGACCAATATTATCGGTCGCGTTGTTAGTCTCCTCTGCGCGTTTTGCCATGACGCCAGCAAACAAGTTAATGGCTTCAGTAACAGCCGCCTGCTCACCCTTCTGCTTACGAAGCTGGATGATGTGCTTAATCATGGACTCATCAACGAAACCATATTGCTCATTGAGGCTGGCCAGCCCTTTAACCGGGTCGCTGACAATCTTGCCGAAGTCGGACATTGCCGTTTTGGTATCGTTTCCGGCCTTACCCATGAGGGTGATGGCCGTTGCGATCTGCTTCATCTGGCTTGCGGTATATTTGCCAGTATCGTTCAACGTAACCAGCGTATCGACGGTGGATCTAATCGATGTATTCGTCTTGCCAGCCACTTCCTCAGCGGCCTGGTTGAGCTGCTGCATTGAGGAGAAGCCAGCCCCACCCATCATGATGACAGAGCGTGCCACCTGCTCAAATTGCTCCGAGGAGTTATTCGCTGCGGCAGCCAGCAGGCCGATCGTGCCAATCAGCCCACCAAGTGCGATTGTGGTAGGGTTAATCATCCCAGCCATGCTGCGGATGTATTCGCCGACGCCGGACAGCGCCCCCTGAACCGAGCCGAACTGGTCTTTAATCTGCCCGCCCTGTTGCAGCAGGATCAGGAACGGCGACTGACCACCAGCCAGCTGCGTGGCGATATCGGTAAATTGCGCCGGAAGCGTGCGCATTGCTGCGCTGTACTGACCAACGGAGATTCCAGCGCGCCGGGCAGCAGCTTCCTGCCGGGATAGCGCTTCTGGTAGTACGTCTGCGACACCAGAGAGGCGCTCACGCGTCTGGTTAAGGATTGTGTTGAAGTGCTCGAACTGAGCACCGTTAATGCGCCCCGCTTCGAAATGTGCCACCAGCTGTGCGTGCTGTTCATCCAATGAATTGAACGCGCGGATAGTCGGGTCGATGGATCCAAGAAGGTTCTTTAACGCTGCGGACTGCTTCTCTGCCGCCTGGGTAGCGACTAATTCGGCCTGAGCACGCGCCGCGGCTTCTCCGGTGTCGGTCAGCTTAAGGCGGGTGTCATCCAGGATTTTGTTGTAAGCCTGAAAGGTATCGGTATCCAGGAAACCTTTGGCCTGGAATTTCCGCAGCGATTCTTGCTGCTCATCCAGGCGGTTTAAGGCCTTGGTAACCGGGTCGATATTCTCCAGCAGCCCTTTGAGCGCGTTCTGCTGCTCCTTGAGGCCTTCACTGCCTTGCTTCGCAGATTCAGCGCCAGCGCGGAACACGCTATTCAGATCATCTGCTTTATCTACGGCACCGGCCGCCGCCTGGCCGAGTTTATCCAGTTCGTTGCTGGCTGTTTTCAGGTCAGAAACATCGGCCCGCAAAGTAATCGAGGCGATCTGGTCTGTCATTATTTCGTCTCCTTATGCATTACCTTGAGAGCCTCGCTTTCCATAATTTGAAGGTCAGCCATGCAGGCCGCCGCATCCTCAACCCCGTGTAACTCGAAGAACCAGGGGAGAACGTTGTAATCAAGGCCGGTCGCCCCGCTCGCGCCGACTCGCCACTGTGTCGCCAGGGAAGAGAAGATGGTGAAGGACCTCCACACCGAGGGCAGGATCCCCACCTCTTCCTCCACGTCCTCAGGCGTCAAACCAAAAGCGCTCAGCTCCGCGAGCGTCGGTCCCGGCGTATACAATGCTGCGGCGACCTGCCTCAGTTTTTTTCGCGGATTCCCATCAGCTCTTTGGTGTATGCCAGACCGATGCTGTCGAACGCGCGTGGATAGTTCCGCAGAAGGACAATAACGTTTTCGCGGTTGAACTCATCTGGAAGGGCCCACCCCTCGACAATTTCCATGAGGTAGTCGGCCTGCGGCTCGATAGCATCCTTTTTACCTTCGGCGGCCTTTTGCAGCTTCTCGTCCATGGAGCGCAGATCTTCCAGCGTCTTATGGCGGAAAGTGAACGTCAGCTTGCCGTCTTCGGCGCCAGCGCGCGGAATGCTCGCGGTCACAGAAAAAGTTGGGTTGGGGATCAGGGAAAATTTGGTCATTTCGATTCCTAAGAAAGACTTTGGTTTCAGTAGCGAAGAAAGCCCGGCGTACCGGGCTCGAGTGGTTAGCTGACCGTGACGGTGCAAGCAGCAGAGGTGATAGTTTTGCCCGCCGCGTCAGTGACTTCGCAGGTGTAAGAGCCAGCATCACCGGATGCCACAGATGGAATGTTGAACGTCGAGGCGGTTTTGCCAGGAATGGCGGAGCTTCCTTTCTTCCACACGTAGGTGTAAGGAGCCGAGCCGCCTTGCATAACCACAGCCAGGTCCAGCGCCGAGCCAGTAGAGACCGATTTGGTTGCCGGCAGGTCAGTCAGGAACGCCAGCGGCGTAACGGATGAATCGGCGATCGGGTAAATCTGCATATCCGATTCGAAGTTCATACGCGCTTCGTTGCTCTCCACGGCGTTGATTTCGGTCTTAGGCACCTTCTGGAAAGACACTTTGGCAGAGTAATAACGGTCCGCTTTGCCGCGCGGGTTATGGAACCACACAGCAGTGGTGTCGCTGGATTCGTCAAGTTCACTCAGACGCTTGTAAATTGCCAGCAGCGGATCGTGCGCGAAGGTGTAGACCTGCACCACGGCGTTTTTGAAGGTCGGGATGGTACGGGCCTTATCGTCTTCCAGGAACTGCACGCTGATGGTCTGCTGGTCACCACCCTCAGTGGAAAGGGTCATCACCTGCGGCATCGTGATCCACGTGTCGATTTTACGCAACGTGCCCGCGCCAGTGCCTGCCGGGAATTTGGTGGTGTCAGAAGTATCGAACGAATCCAGCACGATTTTGGTACCGGCTACGGATTTAACGCGCAGCACCATATTATCGAGTTTTAGCCAGCCGGAGCTCACCTGCACTACATCGCCCGCCAGGATGCCAGCGGCAGATGCAACAGTCAGTTCGCATTCAGTAGCGTTAGAGGCAGCGGTAAAGGTGATGGGAGCCTGATAGGCCTTGGCCACGTTCACACGCGAGCCGTTAGGGATTGCGAATGCCATAGCACTCTCCTGAATTTAGGTAATAAAAAACCCGCCGGGCGGCGGGTCAGTAATCAGCGCGGTACTGCATGCTGACAGGGGTGGTGTAGGTGATAGAGCCGGTAGTGCCGTTGGGTGATGATGTGGGGCGATCCTGTATAGGTTGGCGCACCTGCGGCGGGCCATTGATATAAACGGTCAGGTCACCATCCACCAGCGGCAGCCCTTCAGGAAAAGCATCTGCGACAGACTTTGTCAGCCCTCTGGCCAGAGTCACGCCGCTACCTGCTGGTGCAATGATATTGAGCTGGAGAATGCCCTGGTATGTACGCAACTGACCTTCCAGGTCCTGCCCCACGGTTTGCGCAGGTAGGACATAAACGCGCCCGTAAGGGGCATCATCAGGCGGGGTAAAAGCGATGTTAGGCCAGGCGATCGGCAATCCGAGCGACTCAGCGATAATCGCCACCCGGCTCTCCAGCAATTCAGCAATTCGCATGGACTGGTCACCGGCCATTGCGCACCTCGTTCATTGCCTCGCGGAAGTATTGGGCTGCATCCAATGCGGTCAACCCGACCATACCGCCGGGCGCCTGGTTTGAATGTCCGTTCTCCAGTGCCTGGGCATATGGCAGGTTGTTAGTGAAGTAAATCGTGCTCACTTGCCCTACTCTGAACACCTCAAGCACCGCCAGACCGCGGAAGTTGGAACCCTGCCCCGAAGCGTCCGGGGTATCGTTCGTCTCTGTTGGCTGGCTATCGAACCCGACATACCAGTTGTTCTTGAACCGACCACCGACATAACCCTCAGGCTTTTTGATGTCCATCGAGTCGTTTACACGCAAACCGCGCTTTAGTCGTCCCGATTTGGTCAGGTTGGCAGGATCATCGCGAAGGGCAGCATTATGTTCACGCACTGCAGTGTTATAAGCAGAGGCCGTTTGGTTCACTTGCCAGGTCTCCGGCTGCCCGACTGGTGACATCTCCACCAACCTACCCAGGATTTTGATACCCGTCCGGCGCACCGCCTCGTCAATCTCCTGCTTTGACCCATCAACGAACAGCTGAATAGCAGCCAGGAACGGCTGATTTACGGAACTGGTCATATCAGGTCCTTAGCTGGATGTTATAGGAGATCAACACGTCTGCCGGCTTAACCGGATTCGGCTGTACCACGCGCCACTTTTGGCCGTCGATATCAATGATGTCACCGATGCGCACCTCAGTTTCAAACGTGGCCGCCAGCTTCTTATCGCCTGTAGCAATCAGAGAGCCGTCGATTTCACGAGTGGAGTATTCAGTGATAACGCCAGTAACGGTCGCGATAACAGGCTCGGTGGTAATCTCTTTCCCGTACTGATCGCGGGTGGTGGTACCGCCTCGGGTCAGTTGGTAGGATTTGCCGTTATCCTTCAGGAGCCGCGTTGCCGTAGCGCGCATGCGGCGATAGTCGATTGCCATGCTACCCCCTTTCGACCCGGACCTGGTTGCCGCCCACTACAAGCCCGCGCAGTGCGGAATAGAACCATGGGAATGACGGAGAAGCTTTATTCGTTCCCGGCTCATACTGGACTGTTACCGCACCCTCGACGCGCTCCATCGTCACCGCCCCACCGCCAGCGACCGACGGGGTGAGGTCAATCTCCTGCGATTCGATGGCCAGGCGACATTGAGCATCAATCAGGCGCTGTGGAATCGCATCATTCGACAGGTCAACACCATCGAAGCGCACGCCGGAACGCGGCCAAGATAGAGGCTGTGATGCGCTGGAACGCTGACCGCGCCAGGCCTTCCCTTCCAGAAAGTCCATTGCCTGCATCAGCATCTGACCGCACTCACCATCATCTGCAGGAATGCTATATCCGCGCCCGGCGGCAAATGCCCGCAGGTCTGACACGCTGGCGTAGCTGTTGAAGCCTGGAGAGTTGGGATCGGCAACCAGCATGGTTATTCCTCCAGACGCCAGTCCAGCGCCAGCCAGTTATCCACTTCATCAGGATGAACATCTGCGCGCAGCGGGCCGCCATGGAATTCTGGGGTGTCACGTACCATGACCACCAGCTTAATACCTTGCTGTTCCTGCTGCTGTTCCTGCTGCTGTTCCTGCTGCTGTTCCTGCTGCTGTTCCTGCTGCTGTTCCTGCTGCTGTTCCTGCTGCTGTTCCTGCTGCTGTTCCTGCTGGGCAGGATTTTTATCAGCGGCCTGCTGAGCTGCAAGCTTTTCCGCTTCACGCTGAGCGCGCTGCTCTTTGGTTAATCCGGCCATTGGGCCTCCTGAAAAACAAAGGGGCCGAAGCCCCCTGGGTTAACCCATGATGATGGCGGAATGACGTGGCGCCACAGCAGCCACACCCCACGCCAGACCCACTTCATAACGCACCTGACGGTACTGGCGGTACAGCGCCACCTGGAAGGTGATGCCAGATACCGGGTCGGTCACATTCATGACATCATCAGCAGTATCGCCACCTTCAGGCATCGCCGGGGTACGGCTGGCCAGCAGGAATGCCCCGCGGTCAAACGCCATGTTCGGTACGAATTCGCTCAACACGGTGACATCAGCCTGATCTGCCAGATCCTGACGGAGGCCCGGCGCGCTAATAGTGATAGTGGAAGACGTAGCCGCAACGACCAGATACTGATTGTCATCACCGGCGAACTTCACCGCAGTACCTGCAGCAATACCGCCGGTACCGGCAGAGATAGCGATGATGATGTCGCCCTCTTTCTTCGCGCCATTGACCTTATAGCCAGCAGCAGCGCTTTTCGCGGTACGCTTGATGCTGAAGGATTCGTGGAGGTTGAAGCCCATGATGCGACCGATAACACCTTCACGCAGCAGCTGGTCGGTTCCCGCTTCGTTCGCTTTGAAGAGGACAGCCTGCTTACCACGGATGGATGCCATCGCTTCGCCACCCAGCACCATACGCAAATCGGTAGTCGGCGCACCGTTATCGGTCAGGATTTGACGCGCCAACGCAGCATCAGTCAGATCGTCTTTGATGCTGAACGGGGTATTCTTCGGCGCGCCAACAGCGCGGGAGGAGTTGAGGTACAGCGCAGCGAGGTCTGCATCCACTTCGTTCGCCAGCGCACGGAAAGCCTGCTTGAACTGGTCAGCCAGGATGGTGTTGTAGGTACCAGCCGGGCCCAGAGCCAATTGCTCTTCACCATTCCATTTCACCGGGGCCATTTTGGATTTGGTGATTTTGACATCCACACCACCGATGGTCTGGTCGCCAGAATTAGGCGCTGAAGGACCAGGGACAATATCTTCAGTGGTGGCTGCAGGTGCGACTGGCGCACGTACGGTCTGGTCTTTTGCAGCAGCATCCGCTTTCGCGTCACGCGCCACCGCAGGAATAAAACCAGTTTGCTCGCGGGACACTACGTCCAGCGCGGTATAGATGGTCGGGATCAGACCAGTAAGGGTATTGCCTGCCATTTATGGCTCCTTTCGATTTAATCGACGATGCTGACGCCGTCTTTCAGCGCTGCTTGCTTGCCAGCGTTATCCAGGGAATCAAACGCATCGCGTTTCATGGTTTTTTGCCCGGCCTGGTGCTGCGACTGGTGAGAACCGCCGCCGCTGTTACCGGACGATTTGAGGATGTAATCTTTCTGCGGATGCGACTCGACCAGAGACTCCAGGGCCTCATCAAAGCTGGCTAACTCGCCGGGCTTGGTGCGTGAGAACACCTTATTGCCCTGGCCGTCGTAGGCCACAACCTTCCCTTCTTCGATTTTGATTC